AGAGTAACACAGTCACCCACTGTGACTCTTACTTTAATGCAAGAAGCGGAATCGTATACATTCAGGAGACAGGCAAGGCATTCTTTAAGGCCATAGCTAATACGGTTAACTCAAATGGAGAGCACGGTATTAGCGTGTCACTGCCTTATATGCAGCCGTCTGGTATTCTCATCACAGAGAACAGATTCTGGAATAACAGTAAGGCCAGCGATGGTAAGTATCATAACATCCGCCTGAAAAATGGGCGTGGTCAGATCATTACTAACAACCTCCATGAAGCATATCAGGCCTCTGCTGGATCTGACGTGCCGCGTGCAGGCTATTGCATCAACTTAGAGGAGGGAGCGCAGCCAGCTCACATCTTAGATTCGCACGACAAGCTGTACTCTTACAGGCATGGTTTCTGTAACCTAAACAACCAAAACGTTATCAACACTGACAGTTACAATATCACCAGTAATGTGCCTCTTGTTAAAGGCCTTAAAGCTGCGACTGCTGTTGGTATTGAGTTGAAAGTGGATACAGAGTCTCAGCCAAGAGTACAAATTGGTAATGGTGGTATCTGGTTTGGTAACGGATCTACTGCCACCTCGCATGGTGTTGGACAAGATGCCAGCTATGCAGGTTGTACTGTGGCCTTCAAAGGTCTTGCAGTAAAAGGTGGCTATGACGGTACATACTTGCGGGTAGGTGGACATTACTTCTGGCAGAATGATAACCTTATCATGACAAAGCGAGGATCCCCTAGCTCTGCAAGTGACGGTAAGGCTGTCATGGTACGTCAGGTATCTGCGCCAACCTCAGCAAGTGCCTCTGGTAACACTGGAGACTTTGCATTTGATGCAGAATACTTCTATGTGTGTACAGCGTACAATACGTGGAAGCGGGTGGCACTCACCACTTGGTAACACTAGGAGCGGCGTCAGCCGCTCTTACGCAACTTTCTTTCTTCATAGGTACTCATGGTGGGTGCCTATAAACAAAGGAGGTTATATGGCTTTAACACATTCAACTTCTATAAGCCACGATAGGCTTCGCTCTGTTGAGAGTTACGAGAAGTTACGACTGCGCGAGCCGCGATACTCTGGAGAAGAGGTATACCTTACATCGTACCACGCAGGTACTAATGTTGGAGGTGGCCTGTTCGTTGCAGTAGATGGGGTTGCTCAGGATAACGGTGGAACTATCTGCGTTACTCCAAAGCAAGGTGTCTACTGGAAGCGAGTCTATGAAGGCAACCGAGTCCACGTTGATTGGTTTGGCGCCGACCCTACAGGGGAGGTTTACTCGTCAAGCGCGATCAGGGCTGCGCTTGCTGCATCTCCATTCATTAAGATGCAAGGTCAATATAAGTATAACGGCGACCCTATCGATATGGGAACCTTTGACATTGATGGCGGTGGATCAACCATACGCTTTGACGATGGGTGTCAGTTTATCATTTGTACTGGAACAATTGGCAGACCTTGGATGCATGACCTCTACTTAATTGGTGGTAAAGGTTACATCGACTTTAGTAGAGCAACTGCCAACTCCTTTAATGATATCCGTGGCTTCATCGACTTGAACATGTCAGACTATACTGGCACAGCCATCCGCCTCACAGACAGAGATTGCCCTTGGTGGGTTATCAAACGCTGCATGTTTGCTGGTAGGACTAACGAAGGTACTATAGGTTTATGGGATAACGGTTCTGACAATAACATTGTAACAGAGTGCAAGTTCTATAAGAACCAGTATCACATCTCAACTAAGGTGGGATCTGGCACATACCGCATCTCCAGTAACGACTTCGGTCAGTTCTTTACTACTGGCGACACTGTTAACCGTGCCAACATTTGGGTGCGTGTACCTAAGCAAGCGCCTGCACCTACTGGCGTGACTGGTATGTTCCTTGTTGATAGTAACAAGTTCGGGAACGAGAATGAACGAAGTGGTGACGTTAAGTTGCTCCTTGCCAATGTTGGTGAGGATGATATGCCTCTTTACACCTCCTACTCTGGAGCACTTCCGGCGATGCATTTTGACTTTAGAGGGAATTATTATACAGGGTATGGCAACCACCCAGCTCACTGGATGCGAAGCGTAGGTGGTTGGATGCCGCAAACTTTCTCACTTCAAGATGAGAACCTACAGTATGCGGATATCTCTAAGGGTAAGTTCTTCTGTTACGTTGATAATGTTACACGAACAACTCCATACCTCATCTACGTCAAAAGGAAGGCGCACAGAGATGCACAGGTGTTGTGGCGTGGTAACACAAGCAATGACCCGCTTATCACCTTCTCATTGATTGACCCCTCTTTGTCTGTGTCAGCCGGAGACCCTGAATGTCACTCCCCTTACGCAGCCGGTGTCGGAAATGGAACTATCGACATAACTAGCCAGAAGATGCCAAATGTCACATATGCTGGTAATAACATGACTATCGAAGCATCTACGGACTTCCTTGGTCGGAAGGAGGCTGTGCAAGGGAACTATACCACACGGTATAATAACATATTCCAAAAATTAGGCATAGTGACCTCATACCAACCTGGTTACATTCAGGGTGAGGCCAAACTGTCTGATGACTCTGCCTTCGACTCTGCTGTATACCTTATCGACTACGCTAAGAACTCTGCGGATCAAGTTGTGTACGCACAGTTCCCTATCAAGCTGCGTAAGGGCCAGTGGACTAGCTACTGCTTCCCTGTTATGTTCATGCCAAATGAGGCGGAGCATGTGTTGGTACTTAAACCTAACACACAAGACACAACCTCATACCCTAACAAGGTTATCTGGTCACGTAGCCGCGCATTCTTAGGTAAGACTCCGGGTCTTCTTGGCGTGCAGCGGATGGGTAGCTTAATCTTGAATGAGTTACCTACAGCAGCAGATGGTCTACCCGTAGGTTCCCTGTGGGTTGACAAGGCAGATTCTAACACTATCAAGGTTGTCTTATAAGGAGTACAAATGTCATTCTCTATTAAAGAACTAGTTGAGATTACCAAATCCTCTAATGGAGTGCCTCTTCCGTCGGAGATGGTTGAGATGGAGGTAACCTACGCAGTGAAGGTGATAACAGTCACCTCTGCTGGTGTTGTAGCCTCGGTGCATCGTAGCTTAGATGGAGGTCAGACGTGGGGTCTTTACAAAGACTTCCCCATCCCATCCGCAACTACACTTGATGATGCAGAGGCGGTTGTTAAGGTATTCATGCAGTAGGTTAGGTCGTAGCAACTATGCCGCTTATCAAATCAAAGAAGGAATCGGCTGTACGCCAGAACACGCAGGAACTTATCGCCTCCGGTCGTGACCCTAAGCAGGCTTATGCTATTGCTAAGGATGTTCAACGTCGTGCCATGCGTAAGCCTTCTGCATCGTCTGCGTAGCAGGTAGTATCTTAGTGTAACAAAGGGCTGACCTAGGTTGGCCCTTAATTAAGGAGGTAACATGATTTGGATTCACACGTATGGTGTAGGGCCATTCAAGAAGAAGGTACTCAGGAAGATTCATGAGTCCGAGGAATCAGCCTTAGCCAGTCAGAAGGTACTTGGTGGGACTGTCCAGTGTTACATGAAGAAGCCACAAGGCTTTGACTTAGTGTAACCAAAGGTGGTCACAAAGTAACCAAAGTCAAAAATTTGATATAGGCGTGTGTCAGCTCTCTCGCCCTCGCCCTCGCCGGATTGTCCCCATAGGGTGCCTGTGGCATTTCTAGGGCCGGAGAGGGCCGCCTGAGCGTTTCTTAGTGAGGGCCAAAGGCAACCGAAGGCCAGCCGATAGGGACACGCAGGAGGCCGCTTGCGCGGTGTGTGGGCGTGGGCTATCTGTTCCTTTTGTTCCGGCCTGTTCCTTTTGCCTCACTGATTGCCTAGTGTTACCTTAGTTACTTCCTTATCGTGTACCTTATGCAAGGCTTAGTGACTAACTTAGTGCATATCTTAGTAGCTACCTTAGTGATTACCTTAGTCACAACCTATCAAACCTTAGTGTTACCTTAGTGGATTGCATAGCTAAAGCTATAAGATGCGATTAGGTCGCGGTCGGTAGACCGCTAAAAGAGGTAATGAGTAGGAAGATGCAAGAGATGAACACCGGAAACCAACCTGAATTCACCTTGTCTAACACGTTGGACAATAATAAGTGTTGACAGGTTATCTTGGTGTATGCATAATGCATCACGTAGGCGGTGCTGAGGCACCTAGTAGCCAGCTAGTAAGGCATACGAAGAGACTAGCGCCTACCTTAGTGAAGTAACTTAGTGTTGACAAGGTAGATAACCTGAGATACATTAAGAAGCAAGAAGTACCGCTCTTTAACAATTTGCTTAGTGTAACCTATGTAAGCCGTGGTTAACCTATCATTAATGAGGTATACCATGCATAACTTAGATGATGCTTATGATGCTTACGTGGAGTCAGTCTGTGAATATGAGATTCCTATGAGTAAACGCCAGTTCCTTAAAATGATTGAGGAGTGGCAAGAGAGGCCAAATAAGGTATCACCAGAACTCAAGGAGGACATACAATGGAACTGAATCTGAGAGAAGCAAGCGCTGTCTTTACTATGCTGTGTTACATGGCACAAAATGAGGCTATGACCGACGACGAACTAGCGTTGTATCATCGCTTTCGCAATGAAGGCTGGGACGACCTAGTTAATAAAGATCGTGATTTACTTAAAGAAATGATTGAGGGTTAACATATGTTTAAGCATGAAGTATTTATCAGTGACAACCGCGAAGCCGCTGTGATTGCAGAGGTGTTTAACGGTCACATTACGGCGTACAACGTAGGAGATGAGGAAGAAGCCTTTGTCGTTACCTTCATTAGCAAGCTGTCGCATAAGAAGGTAGTAGATAAGGTGATGCCTTTCTCCTTCGAAGAAGTAATTTCCAACAAAATCTAAAATTAGTTGTTGACAACCACGGCTTACAAGGTTACATTAAGCACCAACAAGGCAACACCGCTCTTTAACAATCTGGAATGCGCTTAGTCGGATAGGTTAGATAAGCTATCTTGGCACTAGCTAGGGTAGCTTAGTGTAACCTAACTAACTAATGAGGATTAAATTATGTATAACATGACCTATTCTAATGTTTACAATCACGCTCGTAGCATGATTGAAGAGGCAATTCGTTATGACGATATCCGGGACACGGACGAGTTATCCGATGCGCTTCATGAGGCTTGTGATAATGCAGTTCCTCACTATTACAATGATGTTTTCTCTGTAATGGCGAGTGATGGCATTGATCTTGAGTTCGAAGACTCTGGATTGATGCCTGAGACTAAAGATGTGATCAAAATCCTTCAAGCACGCATTTATGAACAACTCACGATCGACCTTTACGGTGTCGCTGAGGACTTGATGAATGACCATATCGCGGATATGGAGCAGCAGGAAGAAGACGAAGAGGACGAAGAATAATGAACGGCAAACAATACAACTTCCTGTTTTCTGACGGTGTAACCCTGAAATGCTCCTTGCACTTCGCTATGATGCGAGAGGAAACGCTTGGAACATCCTACCGCTTAATTATGTGACACTATAAGAGGTTTAACAGGGCATTCTTGCGAGAGTGCCCGATTAAACTAACTTAATGAGGTGTTAACATGGCTAAATTCATAAACGTTGCAGTAGTTTTCTTATTCGCTACATTGATTCTTCTAGCTAGCGGCTCGCTGAAACACGAAGTTAATAACTATGAAGGCTTCTCCGTGCATCATGTAGTGATTAAAGATGTATCCTTGTATTCTTGGATGGAGTGATGAGCCTATAGCCTGCCTAGGTGGGCTATGTGAACATCATTCATTAACTCAAAAGGTGACATTATGACTACCGAAAACACTCTCTTGTCTGTCCGCGAAGCTGCAACCGCTGAAATCAAAGCACACTTGGAGACAATCGGCGCTTCTTACCTCAAAGTTGGCTCCCTCCTGAATGAGTTGCGCGGTGACTTTGAGAATCAGCGCGAATTCCTCGCATACGTAGAAGAAGAGTTCAGCATTAAGAAAGCACAATGCTACAACCTTATGAACGTAGCGCGGTGCTTCGACGGTGACGAGCGCTTTAAAGGTGTGGCGATGCGCGTCATGCTGTCCTTGATTCCGTTTGCAGATGAGGCCGGGATTATGGATAAGGCCGCAGAACTTGCCGCAGATGGCAAATTAGATACTAAGGCCGTTAACGCGCTTACGGGCAAGCCTGAGAAGCCAGCAGCTAAACCTATGCAATCACAAGGCGAACCAGAGAAAACCGCTGAGAATACCGCAGGGGCCGCAGAGCAGGCACCGCAGAGCGTACCGGCAGAGCAGGAGCCAGAGGAAGACGACCGCGCACCGTGGGACGATGAACCAGAGCAGCGCGACGACTCGCAGAAAGCGCCAGAGCGTAAAGCGGAGCCGCTGGATAACGCTGCAAACGCTGAGAGCGCGGCAATGGCTGGCATGTTGGAGCAGATTAAGAGTCTGACCGAACAACTCAAAGCGGCAAACGACCGTATCGCAGAGCTAACCAGCACCCGCGAGAATAAGAAGGCCGCCGCTCCTATGCTTCCTCAATTTAAATCTTCCTGCTTCTATGCTCGCTTAGGTTTAAGCGCGGAGGAAGCCACCAAGAAAACAGCAGTTAACAAGGCCAAACGTGAACTCGTTAAACTTGGTTATGGTGAGGGTCATGAAGCGTGGGCGCTTATTGCCGAGGCAGTAGCGGAATTAACTAAGTGATTAGTTGACTTTGAGAGCGTCATTGTATAATATGGCGCTCAATTAAGTTTTCTAGCACCAAATGGAGCAAGCAAGATGCAAGATTTAATGACCATTCAGCTTCAACTTGAAGATGAAATGTTTAACGGTGGTATTCGTCGCTTCGAAGCTGACCAGCAGCGCCAGATCGCAAGCGGTAACGAGTCAGACACCGCATGGAACCGCCGCCTGCTGTCTGAATTGATCGCACCTATGGCCGAAGGTATCCAAGCATACAAAGAAGAATACGAAGGTAAGAAAGGCCGCGCCCCGCGTGCTTTAGCTTTCCTGCAATGCGTAGAAAACGAGGTTGCAGCCTACATCACCATGAAGGTGGTTATGGATATGCTAAACACCGATGTAACCCTGCAAGCTATTTCTATGGCGGTAGCTGACCGTATCGAAGACCAAGTTCGCTTTAGCAAGCTGGAAGGTCACGCCGCTAAATACTTCGAGAAGGTAAAAGCAAGCCTTAAAGCAAGCCGCACTAAATCCTATCGTCATGCGCATAACGTATGCGTAGTGGCTGAGAAGTCAGTAGCAGCCAAAGACGGTGATTTTGATCGCTGGGAGGCATGGCCTAAAGATACCCTCCTGCAAATCGGGACTACCCTGCTGGAAATCTTGGAGAATAGTGTATTCTTTAATGGTGAGCCTGTATTCATGCGTGCAATGCGTGCGGTAGCTGGTAAAACTGTCTACTACCTGCAAACGTCTGAAACCGTGGGCGAGTGGATCGCAGCATTCAAAGACCACGTAGCGCAACTGTCCCCAGCTTATGCCCCTTGCGTAGTGCCGCCGCGTCCTTGGGTATCCCCGTTCAATGGCGGCTTCCACACTGAGAAGGTGGCTAGTCGTGTTCGTCTGGTCAAAGGAGACCGCGAACATGTTCGCAAGCTGACTAAAAAGCAGATGCCTAAAGTTTACAAAGCTGTTAACGCCCTGCAAAACACTCAATGGCAAGTTAACAAGGAAGTGTTAGCGGTAGTGGAGGAAGTGATCCGCCTTGACCTTGGTTATGGTAAGATTCCACACTTCAAGCCCATCATTGACAAGGAGAACAAGCCAGCGAACCCGGTTCCGGTTGAGTTCCAGCACCTTCGCGGGCGTGAGTTAAAGGAGATGCTCACCGCTGACCAGTGGCAAGCCTTCATTAACTGGAAGGGCGAATGTGCGAAGCTGTACACCGCAGAGACTAAGCGCGGCTCCAAGTCCGCCGCCGTGGTTCGCATGGTTGGACAGGCTCGCAAATACAGCGCCTTTGATGCGATCTACTTCGTGTATGCACTGGATAGCCGTTCCCGCGTTTATGCGCAGTCTAGCACGCTCTCACCGCAGTCTAACGACTTAGGCAAGGCATTACTCCGCTTCACCGAAGGGCAGCCGCTGGATACCTCTGAGGCGCTTAAATGGTTCCTCATCTCCGGTGCTAACCTGTGGGGTTGGGATAAGAAAACCTTTGATGTTCGTCAGGCTAACGTATGGGATGCAGAGTTTCAAGATATGTGCCGGGATATCGCCGCCGACCCGCTCACCTTTACGCAGTGGGCCAAAGCGGACGAGCCTTACGAATTCCTCGCATGGTGCTTTGAATATGCCCGCTATCTGGATGCTCTGGAAGATGGCACCCGCGATGAGTTCCGCACGCACTTACCAGTACACCAAGACGGCTCATGCTCTGGCATCCAGCACTATAGCGCTATGCTGAAAGATGAGCGCGGCGCTACCGCTGTTAACCTGAAACCGGGCGACGCTCCGCAAGACATTTACGGCGCGGTTGCGCAGGTGGTTATTGCGAAGAATGCCCTGTACATGGACTCCGACGAAGGGCTGACCTTCGAATCTGGTAGCCTGAAACTGTCCGGCGCTGACCTCCGCGCGATGGCGAATGCATGGGATATGGTAGGCATCACCCGGTCACTGACCAAGAAGCCTGTTATGACCCTGCCGTATGGCTCCACTCGCCTAACCTGCCGCGAATCTGTGATCGACTACATCGTTGATCTGGAAGAGAAAGAAGCGCAGAAAGCAGCGGCAGAAGGGCGGGCATCTAACAAGGTACACCCCTTCGAAGAAGGGCAGGCACTGGCACCAGCGATGGCATACAACTACATGACCGCACTGATTTGGCCGTCAATCTCTGAGGTTGTTAAGGCTCCGGTAGTTGCGATGAAGATGATTCGCCAGCTTGCACGCTTCGCAGCTAAACGTAACGAAGGGCTGGAATACCCGCTGCCGACTGGCTTCATCCTGAAACAGAAAATCATGGCAACCGAAATGCTCCGCGTGCGTACCTGCCTGATGGGCGATATCAAGATGAGCCTGCAAGTGGAGACTGACATTGTAGACGAGACTGCAATGATGGGCGCGGCGGCACCTAACTTCGTACATGGTCACGATGCGAGCCACCTGATTCTGACCGTGTGCGATCTGGTAGACAAGGGCATCAAATCTATCGCGGTGATTCACGACTCCTTCGGAACTCATGCGGGCCGTACCTTAGACCTTCGCAACTCCCTGAAAGGGCAGATGGTGGAAATGTACGAACACACTAATGCACTGGCGAGCTTGCTGGAAGTACACGAAGAACGCTGGAAGGTTGACACTGGAATCAAAGTACCAGAGCAAGGCACCTTCGACGTCCGGGAAATCTTAGAGTCTGACTATTGCTTCGCTTAATATTAATAGGGCCAGCCTTCGGGTTGGCCTTTTCTTTTGCCTATCACCTGTTACATTTCATTAACAAGTCCAACGTGTTGGACACGATGCGGATTTAGGAGACACTATAGGACTACCCGTCGGAGACGGAAAGTAATAGGTAGTTAAAGGTAATAAAGGGAAGATAGGTAATATAGGTAATCCTAGGTTACACTTCCTTTATTCTCCTTCCTTATTACCTCATGAAGTCCTGTCCAACGTGTTGGACAACCTATTTAGGTGACACTATTGAACAAGACTAACTTACTTTGGAGATTTAATCATGCGTAACTTCGAGAAAATGACCCGTAAATCCTTCCGTTCTGATGAGTTCGAAGGGAAGAAAGGTAGCAAGCGTAACAAGATTGTACGCGACCGTGCATCTAAACGCGCTGCATGGGAGATCTAAGTTATGGCTATCATTAATAACATTCCTTGCCCGATGTGCCAGAAGAATGGACACGATAAATCAGGCAATCACCTCATGATCTTTGAGGATGGAGCAGGTTACTGCAATCGCAGTCACTTCCACGACAACGGACGCCCTTACTATCACAAGCCAGAAGGTGGCATCGAAATCACAGAGCTACCTATCAATGGTTCGATCAAGTACACTCCTGCACAATTCCGTGACTTGGAGAAAGAAGGGAAGATAGCCGACCCTAAACTACGTGCCATCGCCCTTGGTGGTATGCGAATGAAAGACCGCTGGGAGGTAATGAATGACGAAGAGAAGGCAGAGCAAGAAGCAGAGTGGCAGCTTGATGTTGAGTGGTTCCTTGAACTTAAAAGGAAGAACCTTGTATCACGACACATTCGAGGCGACATTTGTGCGCTGTATGACGTCCGAGTCGGTCATGATGGTGAAGGGAAGGTTAACAGGCATTACTACCCTCGCTTCGAGAATGGCAAACTTGTAGGCGCGAAGTGCCGGACGCTGCCTAAAGACTTCAAGTTCGGGCACCTTGGTAAGCTGTTCGGCAATCAGGATATGTTCGGCATGAACACCATGTCCAACGTGTTGGACAAGGGCCGTCGCAAAGACGTGCTGTTGATTGTCGGCGGTGAGCTTGACGCTATGGCTGCACAGCAGATGCTGATGGATGCAGCTACTGGCGACTGGAAGGGCAAGCCTTATCACGTCTGGTCTGTGAACAAGGGCGAGTCTTGCCTTGAAGAGATCGTCCAGAACCGGGAGCACATCTCGCAGTTCAAGAAAATCATATGGGCCTTCGACGGCGACGAGGTAGGACGCAAGCAGAACCAGCAAGCGGCCCGCCTGTTCCCCGGCAAGTCCTATATCCTTGAGTACCCTGCCGGGTGCAAGGATGCGAACAAGGCGCTGATGGCTGGCAAGTCGAAGGAGTTCGTCGATGCATGGTTCAACGTCAAGTCTAGCGAGGAGGTCTTCGGCAGCCAGATCAAGTCCGTTGCGTCGATGCGTGACGAACTCAAGAAGGCCCGACCAGAGGAAGGACTGTCATGGCCTTGGCCTAAGCTGAACAAGGTAACGCTGGGTATTCGTAAGCACCAGCTTATCATCGTCGGCGCAGGCTCCGGTGTAGGTAAGACCGAGTTCCTCCGCGAAGTGGTGAAGCACCTCATCGAAGAGCATGGAGAATCCGTTGGCATTATCTCGACGGAAGACCCGACCAAGAAGGTGGCCCGCGCATTCATCGGGAAGTGGATCGACAAGCGCATTGAGTTGCCGCCGACCAATGACCCGACCGAAGACGGCTATCGTGAGGTACTTGACTACACCGATGAGGAAGCGGCGGAAGCTATCGACTACGTAGCAGACACAGGTAAGTTCTTTGTAGCTGACCTCGAAGGTGACTATTCAATGGAGAAGATTGAGCAGACCTGCCTAGAGTTCGAAGCTATGGGGATTCAGAACATCTTTATTGATAACTTAACGGGGATTAAATTAGATGAGAGAGCATATGGTGGTAAGGTTGGAGCGCTTGATGAGTGCGTCAAAAGGATTGGAACTATCAAAGACAGACACCCTGTTACGATCTTCCTTGTCAGTCACCTTACTCGCCCTTCGGGACAACGTACCCAGCACGAAGAAGGTGGTGAAGTTATCCTTTCTGACTTCCGAGGCTCAGGAGCTATCGGATTCTGGGCGTCTTACGCCTTGGGGATTGAGCGTAACACACGAGCTGAATCGCTTGATGAAAGAACTACCACGTACATCTCATGCGTCAAAGACCGTGACCAAGGGATTTTCACGGGGACTAAGGTCATGCTTAAAGGCGACCTTGCAACCGGTAGATTGAAGGAACCTCAAGCACGAACCAAGAGCTTTGACACAGGTGTACCTAAGCAGCAGGAAGTACCTGATGATTTAGGCGACACTATAGAACAAGGTAACTTCGAGGAAGAGCAGGAGTTCTAGTGTTCTTATCAGGGCTTGTCCAACGTGTTGGACAGGCTCTTATTAAGCACATTAACTAACAGGAGAAATGAAATGATTAAGTTGGTATTGAATGTTGGCGACCGTGTACGTAACATCAACAAGCAGTCCAGTCGCTATCAAACCAAAGGCGTAGTTGTGGCAGTAGGCGACAGCATATACGTAGTAAAGTATCGCAACGGTGCTGATCAATCTTATATCAAGAAGCTGGCACATAACTATCTGGAGAAGATAGAGGAGGCTGCAAGCAAGTGCAAGTGTGTGCATGATGAACTATGTGAGCATTGCACTCGCCAAGCGCAGAAAGCCATCACCTTCTTCGCACGTTACGGTGCAGGCACCAAGTCGATTGCAGAGCATATGGCACAGAGCCGCAAGGTGCTGAAACGGGAGCGCCGCAATGTGATCACTGGCATGACCCAATCAGATATGCACCGCCAGCATGGTGCAGAAGGTGTCGTCATGTTCAACACTCGTGCAACCGGGCGCAGCACAGGCCAAGCATTCCGCATCTTAGGTGAAGCCATGTGCAATCCGGGTATTGCCATTCGCATCCAAGACGTAGACCATGCGATCTCGGAAGGCAAAGGCAACCGCTGGCAGCTTAACAAACACTTCGAGCATATCTTACGTGACACTATAGGAGACATGAAAGGCTTCCATTTTGAGCACGGTCATATCACTTTTAACCCTATCGTTACGGAGGAAACTTATGTCTAAGAAACCTAGCCTCAAGTTCCTTGATGGGAACGAATACCTGCAACAACGTGTAACCAATCAGGCATTCCTGTTCGCACAGCTTACTATGGCAGAAGCCAAGAAGAACAGTCTGACCCGCGATCAGGTTATCAAAGACGCTACATGGGAGCCTCACAAGGGAACCTACATGGGACGCAAGGTTACAGTGGAGCGCAAGAAAGTCAGTTAATAAGTCATGGGTTGTCCAACATGTTGGACAGCCTATCATCATATTAATTGGAGGTAACTCAATGAAAGATATTGATTGGATTAAAGAAGCCCAAGGCCGTATCCTTGTGATGGATGCGGAAGCTAAAGGTTTACTTGATGCCATCCGATACGGACACCGCGAGGACGTGCATATCATTTGCTGCATGGACTTGCTGACCACCGAAGAGTTCCTGTTCTTCGACCCGTATGAGATGCGTGACCCGGAAGCGCGGGAGCGACTCAAGGAGTGGGAGGGGTTTCAGGATGGCGACCTTGTGGATGGCGTGAACTTCCTCAAGCACTGTGAGGCTATCGTATCACAGAACTTCCTGGGGTATGACGGCTTGCTCTTTGAGAAGGCATTCCCGTCTATATGGCGTGGCTTTAACTACACGGAGAAGCGCGGGAAAGGCCGTCTGCGGGCCGATCTCTGCCCGGTAAGGGTTATGGATACCCTCGTTATGTCGCGTCTCCTGAACCCGGACAGGCGGCTTCCTCCGCAGGCTTACGCTAAAGGTATGGGTAACGTGGCACCTCACTCAATCGAGGCGCACGGCATCCGCATCGGGCGCTATAAGCCGGAGAACGAAGACTGGTCTAAGCTGACAGACCACATGGTTCACCGTGTCCGCGAGGACGTGGCGATCGGTCGTGACCTGTTCCTGTGGCTGCATAACGGCGAATGGAGAGAGCACAAGGCGCGTGGCGTTAACCCTCGCACTGGCCTTGGTATCGAGACGGCGTTCCACATGGAGTCTATCGTTGCACTGGAAATGACCCGGCAGGCAGAGCGTGGCTTCCGGCTGGATATCGATAAGGCGCTGGCTCGCTGCCAAGAACTCGACGAGAAGATCGACGAGACAGTAGCAGCATTCCGTCCGCACATGCCTATGCGTATCAAGTCAAAGCCGTTCAAGCCACAAGAGAAGGAGGAGCAAATCGATGCAGCAAACAGCTACGCGGCGTTACATTCGTTGGGTACGAGGCTCTCAGAAGACGCCTTCTTACATGTGGAACGTAGGGGTGATAGGAAGACTGTATGGGCCGTCACCACTAAGTCGGGAGATTGGTCTGCTACTGTCAAGAAAGATTTTCCTCACATTAGAGGAAATATTAATGACACGCCAAGCCTCAAGCACATTGGCCCTTACTCGCCAGTCACCTTTGAAGAGATCCCACTAGGGAACCGTGACACGGTGAAGCAGGTACTCTATGACTTCGGGTGGCGAGGTGTAGAGTTCAACGATACAGAGCAGGCATACATCGACGAGAACGGTGTGCCGCCTAAACCTTGGAGTGGTAAGATAAATGAAAAGAGTATCGCTGTATGGAAGGAGAGAGCCGCACGTGAAGGTAAGGCAGTCCCCGATTGGTGCTTGGGTATCGCTGCATGGTACATACTCGTATCCCGTCGCGGTCAGATCCTCAACCGTGGTGACGTTGAAGCCTTCGATCAGAAGGGAGCGTGGCCCTCGCAGGCTGGTGTACGAAAGTGTCGCGGCCTTATACCTGTAGCCTTCAACAAAGAGCTTGGCATCAATGCACAAACGTACTACGAAACCTATGGGTGCTGGCCTACGTCTGATAAGGACGATGGTGAGTGGCGTGTTCCTGCCGTTGCTATCAGCATTGGAACTTCTACTTTCCGTATGCGGCATCGTAATGTTGTTAATATCCCCGCCCGTGGCTTATACCCTCTTCGTGATTTATTCATTGCAGGAAAAGGTAAGCTAATCCTTGGCTGTGACGGTGCAGGTCTGGAGTTGCGTGTACTCTCGCACTTCATGAACGACCCTGAATACCAAGAGATCGTACTGCACGGTGACATTCATACCCATAACCAGCTTAAAGCTGGCCTGCCGAAGCGTGACATGGCGAAGACTTTCATCTACGCCTTCCTGTATGGCTCCGGTATTGCCAACCTAGCGGCTGTTTGTGGCGTAACTGAGGAGGAGATGAAGGAAGTGGTGGCTCGCTTTGAGATTGAGCTGCCCTCACTGGCTCGCCTCCGGGAGAATGTTATCGCTGCCGGAAACAAGTTCGGCTACCTGCAAGCGCCGGATGGTCATTGGGGCCGCATCCGTATGGCGAATGGTGAACTCAAAGAGCACACCATGCTGAACGTGTTGCTCCAAATGACAGGCTCCTTGTGTATGAAATACGCACTGGTGAAAGCCTTTGCTGTCATGCGCAGAGAAGGTGTGGCGCTAGACGATATGGGAAACCCTTGCGGTGTCGCCAACGTCCACGATGAAATCCAGATGGAGGTGCCAGAAGACGAGGTCTTGTACCTTGACTATGAGTTACCCTTCACCTTGGAAGGCTTCGAAAATGAGAAGGCAGCTATCAAAGCTGTGTTTGATCCAGAGGAGAAACGTGTACATGTCGATTCAGAAGGCCGGATGTGGTCTGCTGCCAACCTCGTTAGCGTTGATCACGATGCTGGTGTGTTGCGTTGCCAGCGTAAATATCACCGTGCTGGTCATATTATCGCTGATGCAATGACTTGGGCTGGCAAATATCTTAACATGCGCTGCCCTATGGCTGGCGAGTATAAGATTGGTGCAAGCTGGAAAGAAACCCACTGAGTTATACTCAAGGCATCTTACGAGGTGCCTTTATGAATAACTTAACTGGAGGAAATATAATGAATGAACTGAACACTAAGATGCTCAAGAAAGTTTACAATCTTGTGTATGGTATCACTGGTCTACAATTCTTCCCGGTAGGTGGTGCAGTTCGTGATGCCCTGTACGGAGTAACACCTAAAGACTATGATATGGTGTTGCCTGTAGGTTCTATGGCAGAGTCTCAGGCGCACGGAATCATGGAAACTATCTCGGAAGATATGGCAATTATGGGATTTAGTACCAAACTTTACCAATCCTACGGTATTAATTTAGGTTATGAAATCAACCCTACCTCCTTTCAGGCTATGTTCCTTAGCTGCATGAAAGTGAAGATGCGTAATTGCCAGCTTGATTTGCTTCTTTCTAAATCTGAAACCATCCAAGATCATGTGCGTAAGCACGATTGCAATATGAACATGGTGTGGTTCGATGGTAAAGATATCAAGTGGGAGCACGGTGGTATTACTCCTTTCGTTCCTGTGTTAGAGTTCAACCCTAACGTATGTGGCAGTCGCATTGCTTACATGGACAAGAAGCGCCATGAACTTATCCGTCACAAATTAATGCATCCTTGATTTAGGTGACACTATAGAAGGATAGCCTAGGTAATCTAGGTTATTAAGGTAGTATAGGTAATTAAGTAAATATAGGAGATATAATTATGTCTATGGTAACTACTATGGTAGCACTTTCTCAATTCTTCCGTACTATGGCTGTACGTATGCGCAACAAGGCGGTGCGTGCTATTGAAGACCGCATCGATGTAATTCAGGATCGTCAGGTTAAACTGGAAGAACGTCGTAGTGCGCTGATGGTTGACTGCCACTCCAGCCACTACAAGAAGGTTGAGGCACTCAAGGCTTGGCGCGAAGCTGAACTGGCTCGCATCGAGAAGGAGTTCGAGGCTAAGGCAGGCAAAGAGAATGCTCGCTTCCAAGAGCAGAAACGCACCATCGCAGTAATCTCACAGGCTAAATCTGACGAACTCAAGCGCGAACTGGTAATGCTTCGTACTGAACTGGATAACCTGACCAAGTGAGAGCCTACCTGTATCCCGGCCACCCGGATTGGAGTACCTATATTGCACTTGGTTATGGTTGGAACATCAAGACCAAGCACTGGTAATTAGGTGACACTATAGAACAAAGGGCAGCAATAGGTTGCCCTTGATTGTATCGTGTAACCAAAGGAGGAATAAATTAATGGCTCGTAATTTTGATTTTGGTGCTGAGGTTGCTGCTGCTACTGGAGGTGTATTTAAGAACCCGGAAGTAGGTGATCATGAGGCTGTGATCTCTGGCATCATTCACGTTGGTTCCTTCCAAGACATCTTCAAGAAAGGCAACACCACCGAAGTTAAGAAGCCTGCCAACTTTGTGCTGGTCAAGGTTATCCTGATGGGTGACGACGACAAGAATGATGATGGCTCCCGCATGGAGCAGTGGATGGCTGTGCCGCTCAAGTCTGGCGACAAGGCTACACTGACTAAGTTCCTGAATGCGGTTGACCCGAAAGAGCTGCTTGGTGGATTCGACGACTTCATCGGCGAGTGCATGACTGTTAGTATGGTTGGCGATGAGAAGGGTGGCAAGAATGAAGACGGCACCTTCAAGTACGTTAACTGGAAGGGCTTCGGCGGTATGCCGGACAAACTCAAGAAGCTGGTGTTGGCGCAGGTTGAAGAAGAAGGCCTGTCCATGACTGGTCATATCACCTTCGACAAGCTGACTCGTGAGATCATCGACTCTATCCCGGCGCATCTGGTTCGCCAGTATCTGCTGAACGAGACTCCGCGTGGTAAGAACCTGTCCGTTGCTGGCTCCCACGTTGAAGCGATCATCGCTGAGGCTCGTGCTGCCGATGCAGACTGGAAGAAGGCCAAGAAGAAAGACGGTGACGCAACTCCAGAAGACCGTCAATCTCTGGACACTGGTGCTGCTGTGCCGCAGGAAGTTCCGGCGCAGGACGTCCCGGCTCCGGCTATGGATGAAGACGCAGAATATTAATAGGAGGTTAAATGAAAGTTGAAGTTGTAACTCTGCACTACAAACCGGGCGTGACGACTCTGGCTGGCACTAGCTTTATGTCCTTCTCAGAAGGCGCTTCGTATCCAGACCTGCACTATATCGTGCGCGAAGGCCAGCACGTCGTAAACTACACTCACCCGGAAACTGGTAAGCGCCACGGCGTATCCGTCCCGGTGTCTGACATTCGTCAGGTAAACACTGTCCTGTAAGTCCAACACGTTGGACAAACTCGGTGTCCTCGATTTAGGGGACACTATAGAAGAAGATAACGGCAAATCGCCACAAATTTAAGAAGGAGATTAAAATATGTTCACTATCGAAACCCTGTCTAACCGTGTTGTTAAAGCTGGTAAACTGGAAGTTGTTGAGTCCTTCATCATTGTTGACGAAGCTGGCGCACTGGTAGCTGGCACCAAAGCCTACGACACCCGTGAAGAAGCACAGGCTAAGATTGACAGCATGGGTAACTTCGCCGCTGGTCTGGAGTTCGCTCGTGCAATGTATGGCGATCAGGCTGACAAGGCACAGATCGGTAAGGCAAACATCGTTGCTGAATTCCTGGATTGGGTTGCTGCTGGCAAGCCTGTGAAGGAAGCCAAAGCTGACGCTGCTGTAGAAGAAGCTGCTCCGGTTGAAGAAGCTGCTCTGGCAGACATTGTTAGCGAAGAAGAAGAGTTCTAATAAGCGCCCTGTCTCCTAGTGAGGCAGGGTATTTTGCGTAATAGTTATTGGAGAATAAATTAATGCCAACTATTGAATCTCGAATTAAACTGGACACTCGCTACGAACTGTCAACCAGACAATATGTAGGTGTGGCCTACGATTCTAAAACTGGTGAAAAGTTAGTAGAGGTGAGGCAGTGGGATGACTACTGGTTAATGCAAAACCTCTATGATGCGGTGTCCTCCTTCCTGAAGGAGTGGCCTACATGCGACCAAACTTCAACTTCGGAGCTACAGTATCGGAAGACAATAATCTCATCCTGTGGCCGACTGACGGTAAAAGAATCGCTCTCATAGATGGAGATATGATTCCTTATATCATTGGTTACACTATCAGTGATATGGCCTTGGTGCGAGCTATGACCCGTGTGAAGTCTGGTCAGGTAGCTCGCATCGAAGATACACCTGAATGCAAGCAGGCATGTGACCGCGTCAACTCTATGCTCAACTCTTGGGTATACGGCGCACAGTGCGATGCCGCTCGCATCTTCCTCACCAACTCTGACGCTAACTTCCGTCTGCGTCTGGCCTTCACTAAGCCGTACAAGGGTACACGTAAGGCAGAGAAGCCGCCATTCTTTTATGAGATGCGCGAGCACCTTATGTCTGTACACAAGGCAGAACTTGCCGATGGTGAAGAGGCGGACGACTTGATGAGCATAGCGCAGTGGGATGCGCATCGACGATTCCTACAGGAGAACGGTAACGAGTTCGAAGTCGGTAGTCCTGAGCACAAGGCATTCTCTGATACAGTTATCGTGTCAGCAGATAAAGACCTGATGATTGTACCCGGCTGGCATCTTCAACCGGGCAGTGATTTGAAGTGGGTAGACCAGATGGGTTGGCTTGAGTTGCGTCGCAAGGCGAACGGGCAGGTAAAAGACCTAAAAGGTGCTGGGCTCAAATTCTTCTACGCACAGATGATCATCGGCGACGACATTGATAACTATGCCGGGATACCGGGCAAGGGTGCTGCCTTTGCCTATAAGCTGCTTGACGGCTGCAAGACTGAGAAGGAACTTTACATGGCTGTGCTGGGTGCCTACAAGGATAAGTTCGGGCATGGTGCAGTCAAACTTAGAAACCATAGGGGAACTTATCGTATCGGCAAGGCGTTCGACCTGATGCTGGAGTGCGGGCGCTTGGCCCACATGGCTAGTTTCAAAGGAGATATCTGGCGTGCCGATAAGAACCCTATCCTGTGGGGAGACGACGACGGATGGCTACAAAGCTAAAGACCTCCGAGGTTGCTGCTTACAAGCAGGAGCTTATGGAGAAGCAGGGGTACAAGTGCCCTTTATGTGGTGGCAGCCTCAAGGCTGTCACTCCTGTTAACCGTGTACTTGACCACGACCATGACACTGGATTCTGCCGTGCCGTTGTATGCCGAGGCTGCAACGGTGCAGAAGGCAAGATCTTAGGCGTTATTTCAGGTTATGGTAAGGCGGGGAATAACAAGTATTTCCAGCTTAAATGGTTGGAGAACTTGTATAACTATTGGAAGTTACACCAGACGCCGCAGACTGACAAGCTGTATCATAAGCACCAGACTGAGGCAGAGAAGCGCGAGGCTCGCAATCGCAAGGCTCGCTTGGCATACGCAAAGAAGAAGGCAGGAGGTAAAGTTGGGTAAGCTACGCTCCCTGTACAAAGACTCCGAGGTGCTGAGTGCAATTGAGCAGGCTACCGACGAGCACGGAAATGTTAACTACAATGAAATGGCACGCATCTTATCTGCGCATCCAGTGGGTAAGAAGATTACGCGCCAACTGGCCCGCTACTGGCACGGTCAGTTCAAGACGAAGAAGAAGAATGGCGATAACTACCAGTCCCTTCTTCCAGAGAATAAGCGTATCAAAGAAGCACGTAAGCTGCGCACTCCTGATCGCTATGAAGATCTGGCTGTTGCACCAATGCCTGAGTCGGCTCATCGAAGCATACTGGTAATCCCTGATACCCACGCTCCGTATGAGCACCCGGATACGCTGGAGTTTCTGGCAGCAGTGGCTGCGCGGTTCCGTCCGGATACCGTTGTCCACCTCGGAGATGAAGCGGACAAGCACGCTATGTCCTTCCACGATTCAGATCCCAACCTAGACTCCGCTGGCATGGAACTGGAGAAGGCCCGTGTCTTCATGGCGAAGCTGCACGCAATGTTCCCGGTGATGCGCCTGTGTCACTCGAACCACGGCTCTATGCACTTCCGCAAGGCGCACTCGCACGGCATCCCTGTGCAATACCTCCGCACCTACCGTGAAGTGTTCTTCCCGCAGGGTGGCGGCGAGCGCTGGGAGTGGCAGCATACGCACATCCTCGAACTGCCGAACGGTGAGCAGGTTGCCTTCAAGCACCAGCCTGCCGGGGCCGTGCTGGGTGACGCCGCACATGAGCGCATGAACTTGGTGTGTGGTCACTTGCATGGCAAAATGTCTATCGAGTATGCCAGGAATACGCATGAGCAGTATTGGGCGGCACATGGCGGTTGTCTTGTGGATGAGGATTCCCGCGCCTTCTCATACGGCAAGGAGTCCAAATACAAGCCAGCGCTGGGTTGCCTAGTGATCATCGAAGGTGTACCGCAGATCATCCCGATGCAGACCAATAGCGACGGTCGCTGGGTTGGTAAGATTTAAGTGACACTATAGAACAAAGGGTGGTTTCGACTGCCCTTGATTGTATACTGTCAATAGGAGGTAAATATGATTATTGTTCTTAATGCCCCTCCGGGTGCAGGCAAAGACACAATCGCCAAACGCATGGCTGAGGCCAGCAAAGCATTCAAGTTGGCATCAATGAAGGAGCCTATGTGGGATATCGCAAAGGCGGTGCTAGGTTCCAAGTATGATGAGTTTGTCGGTTTGTACAATGACCGCGAGACAAAAGAGAAACCATGTGAGTTCCTAGGTGGCCTGTCTCCCCGTCAATTCTTCATCCACATCTCGGAGCAGTGGTGCAAGCCTTTGTTCGGGGAGCAATACTTCGGTGAACGTATGTTGCAGCGAGTTAACCAATTGAAGCCATATGAAGTGGTTCTGTCTGATGGCGGCTTCCCGGATGAACTCAAGCCAGCACTTGAAGCGGGTGAGACTATAATGCTGGTTCGCCTTCACAGAGAGGGTTACACCTTCGAAGGAGACAGCCGTGACTATATCCGTGCTGAGGACTTACCCGGTGAAGAGTTTTGGGTTATCGATGTAAATCTTGAAGAAGGTGAGATTGACAAGGCCGTAACTCAGATCATCTCAGCCTATGAAGTCTTACTGGAGGTGTACTGATGGATATCTTCTCTTTCATTGGCCTACCAGAAGACCACCGCACTAAGCCAGTCATGCTGGTTAAGCACCGTGATGAAGTGCCGGATAGTAAGATTAAATTCCCCGTATATGGACAGGTGAAACGTGATGGTATATTCTCTGCTGTTGTTGTTCGCGCTGATAGTGTCGTTGGCATTTTTGGTCGCACTGGTAAGAAACTGGCAAACGTTGAAGCGCTCGAACAAAGATTTGCTTCCTTTCCGCCTGGCGTTTATCTTGGTGAGTTGCAGTCTATGGCCTTTGATATCTACCTTGAAGCACTCTCTGGTGTGGTAAACCCTAACCGGACTGAGCCTCTTGATTACATCGGTCAGCAAATCAAGGATAACTTATACATAGACTTCTTTGACATGTTGACAATCAAGGCATTCACCGAGGGATACACTGATGTTACATTCCTTAAACGCTATGCAGCGCTGGAGCGTCGCTTAGGCGAACTGGTGTCCAACACGTTGGACAACATCCTGCCTATCACCCCTTGCCACAACGAGGCAGAGGTTGAAGCATTCGCTAAGATGCACATCGACGCAGGTCGTGAGGGTGCTGTGTTCAAGCTGGACTGCGACTATGAGGCAGGTCACAAAGGCTACCGCCAGACCAAGATCGTCCGCATGGTAAGCTATGACCTTACCTGCATCGGATGGGAAGAAGGTAAAGGTAAATACAAAGGCAAGGTTGCTAACCTCATCTTTAAATGGAAAGGTGGCAAGACTGTCAAAGCTATGCTCGGCAAGGGTTGGACACATGAAGATGCCGAGCGTATGTATCACGATATTAAACATGGTGGCGAGTTGAATGTCATCGGGAAGATCTTCGCTGTCAAGGCGTTACAGGAATCTAGCAAGGGAGTCCTGAGACTTCCCAAGGCTGGAGAGTTACGCCACGATAAGGAGGAACCAGATGTCTTTTGATTCAATGAAAGCCACTCGCGCTGTCGAGGTGGCAGAGGCTCTGTTCGAGTCTTATGCTTGCGGGATTATCCCGCCGTACACTCTGCTCGCTGACGCAGAAGAACTTGGCCTCTCTGTAGAGGCTATCAAAGAGAAAGTCGAGGAACTGTATGGCACAGACGAAGAAGAAACCGACGATTAGTCTGGAAGCTATGGAGATGCTGGAGATGATTCTCCGACCTTCACACCCGGCACCAGATAAGACTCCAGAGCAATTGCAATGGGATGAGTGTAAACGGTACATCATGAGCTGTATCAATGCTCAGATCGTGGTGACGCCATGATTCGTCCTGCATCGTTCCTTGATATCCCCTCGATTATCAATCTTGGTAATCGGTACGTTGAAGAAGAGGTTAAGTCTACGGCCCATCACTCTGCTGTGTGGGATGCCGAGATGAGCGCCCATCACCTATGCGAAGCCTACATGCGGGATGATTTATTCCTGTGGGTGGCTGTGTTGGATGGTGAGGTCGTAGGCTTCTTATGGGCTGCTGCGCACCCTATGGCACCTTGGAACCCAGCTATGGTGGCAAGTGACTACCTGTTCTACATCACACCAGAGAGACGAGGAACATCCCTCGGCTACCGCTTAGTTAAGCAATACGTAGAATGGGCTGAGTCTATGGCGTGCTGTGAGGTGCGCCTGTCCATCGCCTCCGGTATCAACGAAGAACGAGTCGGACGTATGTATGAGCGCTTAGGCTTTGAGTCGTTCGGCACTGTGTATAACCTAAAGTTCTAAGGAGATAACATGGGTGTAGTTAAGAAGGCTGTTAAGGCAGTAGGTAAAGTTGTTGGTGGTGTGCTTGGTACGAGCCAGAAGCCAGTTAGCTTAGAAACCAAAGTCCCTGCACAGCAGCTTGAGCGTCAGCAGGAAGTTGGCGCAGAAGATATCCAGATCGGTCACGGCGAAGAGGATTCTCAGGCTGGCGCTAAAGGTAAGCGCGGTCTGGTTCGCCCTGTGGCCTCTAGCTTAGGAGTGTAATATGGGGCCAAACACCGACATGAAGTACGGTGGCAAGCGCTCGAAGATTCCAAAGCTGTGGGAGAAATTCGTAACCAAACGTAATCCTTTCCTTGACCGGGCGAAGCATTACGCTAAGTTATCCCTGCCTTACCTGTTGAATGACGAAGGTGACAATGAAACCTCTCAGAATGGGTGGCAGGGTACAGGTGCGCAAGCCACTAACCATTTAGCAAATAAGCTGGCACAGGTTTTATTCCCTGCACAGCGATCCTTCTTCCGTGTTGACCTTACCACCAAAGGCGAGGAGCAGCTATCCAAGGCTGGGCTGAACAAGACCAAGCTGGCGACTATGTTTGCCCGCGTGGAGATGGCAGCCATGAAGTCCCTTGAGCAGCGCCAGTTCCGCCCTGCAATCGTTGAGGCATTCAAACACCTCATCGTTGCCGGAAACTGTATGTTGTTCAAGCCGAGCAAGGGTAATATCAGCACCATTCCTATGCATCATTATGTGGTGAATCGGGACACCAATGGTGAATTACTGGATATTATCCTGCTCCAGAAGAAGGCACTTCGCACATTCGACCCTGCTACCCGTATGGCTATCGAAGCCAGTATGCGAGGCAAGATGTGCAAGAAGGACGATGAGGTCAAGCTGTACACCCATGCTCACTATAAGGGTGACGGCTTTTGGGAAGTCAAGCAATCTGCTGATGATATCCCGGTGGGCACAGAGAGCCGGGTCAAAACCGAGAAGTTGCCTTTCATCGTACTGACTTGGAAGCGCTCATATGGTGAAGATTGGGGTCGCCCGCTGATGGAGGACTACTCCGGCGACTTGTTCGTTGTCCAGTTCTTATCCGAAGCAGTGGCACGTGGTGCTGCACTTATGGCTGATATCAAATACCTGATTCGTCCCGGTGCGCAGACTGACGTAGATCACTTCGTCAACTCTGGTACTGGTGAGGTTATCACAGGTGTGGAAGAAGATATCCACATTGTGCAACTTGGCAAGTATGCCGACCTTACTCCTATTGCTCAAGTGCTGGAGACGTACACCCGCCGCATCGGCATCGTCTTCATGATGGAGTCCTTGGTACGCCGTGATGCGGAGCGTGTGACTGCCGTAGAGATCAAGCGCGATGCACTGGAAGTCGAGCAGAACATGGGCGGTGCATACTCCCTATTCGCCATGACTATGCAGACGCCTGTCGCCTTGTGGGGTTTGAACGAGGTAGGCAAGACCTTGACCTCCGATCTGATCGACCCTGTGATCATCACTGGTATCGAAGCGCTTGGGCGTATGGCAGAGCTTGAAAAGCTGGCTGACTTCTCTCAGTACATGACCCTGCCTATGCAGTGGCCTGAGCCTGTGCAGGCTTCGGTCAAGTGGCCTGACTATGTGGATTGGGTGCGTGGACAGATCTCTGCTGAGTTCCCTTTCTTCATGACAGAGGAAGAGCTACAGCAAGAGGCGGCACGCCAAGCAGAGGGTCAGCAGGAGAACCTACTTAACGAGGGTGTAGCTAAGGCTATTCCCGGTGTGATTCAACAATCAATGCAGGAGGGCTAATGGCTTTCTCATTCACTGAACCAACTACCACTCATCCGACTTCCGACGCAGCGCCGGAAGAAACTCAGGAGGCAACCACCGATGTTACCACTGATACTGATACTGTTGACACTAATGCTGATGTACAAAGCGACACTGGCGACACTGACGCTGGAGACGCCGGAGGAGAAGATCCTAAAGGCGAGACTCAAGAAGGAGAAGGCAAAGAGGAAGACAAGCCTGCTGAGTCGTCTCAAGAAGAAGTAAGCTATTTCTTTGGTGGCGAAGAAGTCACCATTGAAGTACCGCAGGAAGTGGAGGAAGAACTCAAGGCCAAGGGTCTTGACGCCTACGCTATCGCTGCCGAGCTTTACGCTAAGGATGGCGACTTCTCCCTGTCAGAAGAAACGAAGCAGAAGCTGTATGACGCCTTCGGCAAGTTCGCCGTTGACGCCTACCTGTCTGGCCTCAAGGCACAGAACGAAGCCTTCATGCTCCGCTCCGAGAACGAAGCCAAGGAGCGCGAGGCCGCAGATGTGCAGCGCTTCACCGATATCTCCAAGGAGTGCGGAGGTGAAGAAGGCTGGAACCGTCTGGAAGAATGGGCGCTTGAGGCTCTTAGTGACGACGAGCTTACCGCCTTCAATGCAGTGATGCAGTCCGGGAACCAGTATCTCCAGATGTACGCTGTGCGTGAACTGGAAGCACGTCGCAAGGCTGCACAGGGCGACGACGAGGTTACTCTCGTACAGCCATCGGCCCCTGCTGTTGACGCTTCTGATAACTCCCCGCTCTCTGCGCAGGAATACATCCGGGAGATCTCGCAACTGAGTCAGCGCTTCGGTCGTGACCGTAAAGCTGCCGCAGAAGCACAGGCCAAACTGGATGCCCGCCGTCGGGCTGGCATGGCTAAAGGTCTGTAAGCCTATTTAGGTGACACTATAGAAGGGAGGAATCTGCCTCCCTAGTATCAACTTGATTTATAAGGAGATTCTAATACATGAGCACCCCTAACACTCTGACTAACGTTGCCGTTTCCGCTTCTGGTGAAGTCGATAGCCTGCTGATTGAGAAGTTCAACGGCAAGGTTAACGAGCAGTACCTCAAGGGTGAGAACATCATGTCTTACTTTGACGTACAGTCCGTGACTGGCACCAACACTGTGAGCAACAAATACCTCGGCGAGACTGAGTTGCAGGTGCTGGCTCCGGGTCAGTCTCCGGCTGCTACCTCTACTCAGGCGGATAAAAACCAACTGGTGATCGATGCTACCGTTATCGCTCGTAACACCGTTGCTCACCTGCATGACGTACAGGGCGACATTGACAGCCTGAAACCGAAGCTGGCTGCTAACCAAGCCAAACAACTGAAACGCATGGAAGACGAGATGCTGATTCAGCAGATGCTGCTGGGCGGTATTAGCAACACTTCCGCTAAACGTGGTAAGCCGCGTGTTAAAGGTCATGGTTTCTCTGTGAACGTACAGATCGCAGAAAGCGAAGCACTGTCTAACCCGCAGTACGTAATGGCTGCTGTTGAACTGGCTCTTGAGCAGCAGGTTGAGCAGGAGGTTGATATCTCCGATGTAGCAATCCTGATGCCGTGGCGTTACTTCAACTGCCTCCGCGATGCAGACCGTATCGTTGACAAGTCCTACACTATCAGCGAGTCTGGTGCAACCATTCAGGGTTTCGTACTGAAATCCTTTAACTGCCCGGTAATTCCGTCTAACCGCTTCCCGAAATTTACTCAGGGCGCGGCGCATCACCTGCTGTCTAACGAAGACAATGGCTATCGCTACGATCCGATTGCAGAAATGAACGGTGCTGTTGCTGTACTGTTCACCGCAGACGCTCTGCTGGTTGGTCGCTCCATCGACGTCACTGGCGACATCTTCTATGAGAAGAAAGAGAAGACCTTCTACATCGACACCTTCATGTCCGAAGGAGCTATCCCTGATCGCTGGGAGGCGGTGTCCGTAGTAACCACTAAACGTCAGGCGGATGGCAACGTAGATGCCACAGCAACCAATGCGTCCGATCATGCTGTAGTCCTGGGTCGCGCTCGCCGTAAGGCTGTGTACACCAAGTCTCTGCTGGAAGGCTCCGTTGGCGCTGCTGGCTACGCGGCTGAGTCCCGCTCCGCTGGTGTATCTGCCGAAGATCTGGTAGCTGCCGTTCGCGCGGTACTGGCTGCTGATGTGAAGCCGACTGCTATCAAGCCGGAAGCTAAGACCGAGTAATAATTATGCCCTATCCCTCCTTGGGGTAGGGCTATTTTGTTTAGGAGGTTAAATGCCACTTATTCAACCTAGTGATGTATCCGTGTTAATGTCTGATGCCACGTTCGGTATCATTGATAGTAAACTGGAAGCGGTAAACCTCTGTATGCGTGCCATTGGTCGTGAGGGTGTTGACTCTCTGGATTCAGGTGATTTGGATGCGGAGGATGCGAACAAGATCATTGACATTGTGTCGCAACGCTTCCAGTACAATCAGGGTAATGGCTGGTGGTTCAACCGTGAACCTAACTGGAACATTGCACCAGACCAGAACGGCGAGGTTAATCTGCCGAACAACACCTTGTCTGTCCTGCAATGCTACGGTCTGAATGACCTGAAAGTACCAATGACTATGCGTGCTGGCAAGCTGTACTCTACGTGGAACCACACGTTTGATATGCGAGGCCATGTGAACCGTGATGGCCGTATCCGGTTGACCTTGGTTGTCATGCTGCCTTTCGAGCATCTACCTACCAGCGTCATGCAGGCTATTGCATATCAGGCAGCGTGCGAGTTCATCACATCCAAAGATGCAGACAAGACCAAGCTGCAAGTACACCAGACGATCGCCAGCCAGTTACTGGTGAGTGTACAATCCGAGCAGTCGGCACAGAAGCGGCTCAACATGCTGGTTCATAACCCGACGCAGCGCCAGTTTGGTATCATGGCAGGTGGTTATCAGAATGTCCCGGCCTTCTCACACTCACCTTATGACAGTTACCCACCACGTCCTTGGAGGTTATGATGGAAGTTCAAGGCTCATTAGGCAGGCAGATTCAAGGTATCAGCCAGCAACCGCCAGCCGTGCGCCTTGACGGGCAATGCACGGATATGGTCAACATGGTTCCTGATGTTGTAGATGGAACCAAGTCCCGCATGGGTACGACCCACCTGAACAAGCTGATGGGTAATGGTGACGACAACATGGCATTCCACCATTACCGCCGAGGTGATGGCGACGAGGAATACTTCTTCGTCATGAAGCCGGGTGCCGTCCCTGAAATCTTTGACCGCATGGGTAACAAGTGCAACGTTGTATCTTCCGATGCACCGATGGTCTACCTGAGTGAAGTACAGAATCCACGTGAGGATGTGCAATTCATGACTATCGCTGACGTCACTTTCATGCTTAACCGTCGCAAGGTTGTGCGTGCAAGGGAAGAGCGGTCAAAGAAAGTAGGCTCCACTGCCCTCGTCTTCTGTGCTTATGGCAACTACGGTACGAAGTACCAGATCACTATTAATGGTCAGGTTGCTGCCGAGTACAAGACAAAGGATGGTGGCGAAGCAAGCCACGTAGAGACTATCCGAACCGAGGTTATCGCAGAGCAGCTATTCCTAAAACTCCAGCAATGGGATGGTGTATCACAGTACGACATTTACCGCATGGGTACGACTATCGTCATTACCCGCCTTGACGGTAACACTGACTTCACTGTGAATACAGAGGACGGTGCGAAAGGCAGGGACTTGGTGGCTATCAAGTACAAAGTCACCTCTACTGACCTGCTTCCGAGCAAGGCACCAGAGGGTTACAAGGTGCAGGTATGGCCTACGGGCAGCAAGCCTGAGTCTCGCTACTGGCTTGTAGCAGAGAAGTCCGAGGGCAACCTTGTTACGTGGAAGGAGACTATTGCAGCAGATGTGAAGTTGGGCTTTGACAAGAATACCATGCCTTACATCATCGAGCGCACAGGTATCGTCGGAGGTGTGGCGCAATTCAGGATTCGCCAAGGGGATTGGGAAGACCGCCGGGTCGGTGATGACTTGACTAACCCGATGCCCTCATTCATTGACGACGATGTGCCGCAGCGCTTGGGTGGGATGTTCATGGTGCAGAACCGTCTTTGCCTCACAGCAGGCGAGGCAGTAATCATGTCCCGTACTTCCCACTTCTTTGACTTCTTCCGGTACACGGTCGTATCCGCACTGGACACTGACCCGATTGATATCTTCTCAGATGCAAGCGAGGTCTACCAGATAAAGCACGCTATCACATTGGACGGCGACACAGTGTTGTTCTCGGACAACTCTCAGTTCATCCTACCGGGCGACAAGGCGCTGACCAAGGATAACGCATTGCTGAAACCTGCTACTGCCTTTGAGGTGAACAACCACGTTCGCCCGGTGGCTACAGGTGAGTCTGTCATGTTCGCTACGAGTGAAGGCTCTTACTCCGGTATCCGGGAGTTTTATACGGATTCCTATTCTGATACCAAGAAGGCACAGCCTATCACAAGTCACGTCAATAAGTTGATTGAGGGTAACATCATCTCAATGGTGGCAAGTTCAAACATCAACCGCTTATTCGTGATGGCGGACAAGAACCGCAATGTGGTCTACGTGTATGACTGGCTCTGGCAAGGTACTGACCGAGTGCAGGCAGCATGGCATCGCTGGGTGTGGCCTACTGACGTCAAAGTACGAGCTATGTTCTACTCCAGTGAAACGGTGTACCTCATCATGGAGCGAGGTAGTCAAGGTATATTCCTTGAGAAGATGGATATGGGTGACACTATAGAGTACCACCTTGAAGATCAGATTCGCTTAGATCGCAAGGCGCTCATATCATTTTCCTATGACGCTGCGTCGGACGGCTGGTACTCTAGTACACTTCCGTGGTGGCCTGAGCATCCAGAGATGCTGGAGTGTGTCCTTACGCAAGGGTGGCCTGCCTATGTAGGTGGCTCTTTCCTGTTCCAACATGAAGATGATGGTAACAGGCTGCATACCACTTTTGACCTTGGTGAAGAAAACTCCATCATTCACTGTGTGGTTGGCGAACATTACTCGCAAGAGTTTGAGCCTACGCCTGTGGTGATCAAGGATTCTCAGGGACGTACCTCGTACATCGATACGCCAGTCGTTGGGCTTGTTCATCTCAACTTGGACAAGTATCCAGACTTCACCGTAGAGGTCACGAATGCTTCCGGGCGCAAGCGCGTAGTTAAGGCATCGAACCGCATAGGTGGTGCCAGAAACAACATTGTTGGTCACGTCAAACCGAAGGAGGGTGTATTCAAGTTCCCGCTCCGTGCCAAGAGTACAGATGCGACATATCGTATCAAGTCTGTAGCACCGCACACCTTGCAGCTACGGGACATTGAGTGGGAAGGGTCATACAATCCGAGTAAGAGGAGGGTGTAATGGCAATAATCGGCTCTGCCGCTGCCGCCCTCGGTAGCATGTTCGGAGGTAGTGCCGCCGCTGGCGGTGCTGCTGCCGCCGGAGGTGCCGCCGCAGGTGCAGGTAGTGGTATCCTTGGCTCTGCTATGGGCTGGCTAGGTGGTTCCACGGCTGGCTTCTCTAACTCCGGTCTGCTGTCTATGGGTGGCTCTTTGCTTAGTAGTTTGACAAGTTTCTTGTCTGGCGGTAACGAGGCAGAGGCACTACGCAAGCAGCAGCAGGAGCAATGGAAGCAGCAGATGATCAACACCCGCGAGCAATATCGCCAATTGGGTGACTTGGAGCGTCAGGCTAACAAGGAGTTCCACCAAGACATTATCCAGAACCAAGTGTCACTGCTACAGCAGCAGGCACAGGTTGAGTTAATGGCTGGTGCCTCTGGTACTGGAGGTGCTTCCATCTCATCACTGCTCGGCGATTTGTCCGGGCAAGCCGGGAGGAACCAATCCCAGCTTATTGATAACTTCGAGAATCAGCAGCAGAGTTTTATCAACCAAGCTAAAGCGATCCAGACAGGAGGGCAGATGCAGCAGCGTAGCTTCGAGAAGCCGTCTGCATTTAGCTCTTTGCTGTCTGGTGTGGGTAGCGCTGCCACCTCATACCTCTCTGGTGCTAAGACCGGTAAGGCATTGAGCACAGCGTGGAAAGAATCAAGAACCTATTCCTCTGGAGTAGGACGATAAGGAGGAAACATGGCAATTGAGCGTCAAGCTGTGCAAGGCTTGCAGCAGGTGAAGTCTACGGGTGGCCCTCGTATGGCAGGCACCTCTGCAATCCAAGTGAGCGAGCCTCAAATTCGACGTAGCGGCTCATCGTTCATCGACGATATCTTTAGTGCCGCTGGTGCCTTCGCTACGGTTGGCACCGAGATTATGCAGCAAGCCGTTGAAGATGATAAGGTACGTCAGTATGACCGCGCCTTGCAGGGCTTGATGCCTTCCGATGATGCGACTGTGGGTGGCGCTCGCGCCCACATGCTGGTGCAGTTACAGAATGATGTGCTGGGCCACACCATCGCATTACAGGATGAGGCCAAGCGATTCCAAGGCTCGGACGAAGAGTGGGAGCAGAAGGTCGTTGACTCCCGTAACGCCATCCAAGCCAAAGTCTACCAGCAATATCCGGGCCTGCAAGGTGACAAGGACACCATGCGCCTTGTCTCCAACGCATTCATGGAGCAGCAGCCTAAGATCTTCGCGGCACGTGCAAGTGCCAAGCTGGAGCGGGAAGCGCAGCAGCGCACCGAGGCGATGCACTCTCGCGTATTGATGGTGACGGAAGGCTTGTCTGGTAGTTCGCTGGATGCGGCACTTCACCAGCTACAGCAGGAAGCTATCACCATGCAGCTTACCAAACCTGAGTATGAAGAAATGATTGCTCAGATTGCAATGGAACGGGCGGCTATTGGTGACTCTACCTTCGTGGAGGCCACTAAGTCCTTAAAGGATGCAAATGGCATTTCCCTGTATCAGCGTAATGGTAAGCTACAGACTGCCGAGATTCAGGCTAACCGAAATTGGGCGGCTCAGAATCAGGTGGAACTCTTCGAGAAGAAGGACGCAGCGATTCAGGCCTTCACTAATGGCGAGCTTGATAGGGAAGAGATGCTCAAGATTATGCAGAACCACAATGAAATCTCTGGTGGCACTGCATGGTCTGACGGTGAGATCAAATCCTTGTTCGACCGTGTAGCTAAGAAGAATGCCGAGGATGCCAAGATGCAGGACTTACTGGCCCGTGGTCAGACTGGTTCGCCTCTTGGCTTGCAGGATATCAGCAACGAAGACCGCAAGGCTTATGCCGAGGCTTTAGCTGGAACCTACACCAAGTTGGCCGAGGATGAGATTAAGCGCACTGGCGCTACCGGGGATCAGGCAGAAGCTATCCGTGGTCGTTACGAGCAGATGCGCTATCTCAAGCTGGGGCAAGACCTCATCAAAGACCCGAACATTCAGGCACGCTATGATTCGCTGATGCAAATGTCCTCTGCTAACCTCAAGGATATGAACACGGAGCCGGAGGCGCTCAAGACGCTGATGAATGCCCGCGACTCTATCCCGGAGGATGCACGTCGCGCCGTCATGGGTGACAAGGAGTACGCTTTTGTCGAGAACTATGACCGTGCATTGCAGATGGGCTATAACGTAGGGCAGGCCGTGGAGTTTGCTCAAAACGTTGCCAAAGGTGAGAAGTTGCAAGGCTCAGTCCTCAAGGAGTTGACCTCTGACGTCGAAGGCATCGTTGATGATATCGCCAGTGGTTCTTGGTTTAGGACAGAAGATAACATGAGCGATACAGGCCGTTCTTTGGTCTTAGAGGATGCCATGACTATTGCAAGGGCTATGAAGGTTGCAGGAAACAGCAACGACACCATCAAACGTCACTTACAGTCATACCTCACGTCACAGTACACGCAACTTGCAGATGGTTACTTCGGGCAAGGTGTGTTGGTGAAAGGGGATGTTCGAGCTTTAGGTGACGCTATAGGAGTGAACCAAGGCAGTGTACCTCTTGTACTAAAGGAGTATCTTAATGAGCACAAGCAAACCTTACTTGATGCCTCTGGCGGCATGGAAGAAGGTGATCTTTATTTTGATGTTGATTCTAAGCGTGGCATGTTTGTCATACGTGCAGGCTCTGCCAAGACACCTCTTACAGCAGCAATGCCGCTCTCTTCCATCAAAGGCTTTGAGCTTGAAAAGAGAGCATACGACGCTAAAGTAAAAGAGCGTGACGAAGCCAAGAAGAACTTCGAGGCGCAGCAGATGCGCATGTGGGGTGCTGGCGGCTACCAAGCACAGCCTCTACAGAAAGGTGATGTGACAGCGAAAGCCGTAGGGAAGCGGGGTATCGCTGACTTCTTAATGTCTCCTGCCTTTGCAGCAGGAGAGAACCTTCCGAAGAACTTCGAGTTCGGCTATGATAAGAAGAATCAGGACTTCTTCAACTATGTAGCTAAAACAGAGAACGGCATGAACGTAGGCTTCGACCGTGTAGCTGGCGTGTACACCCCGTACAAAGATGCGCATGGTCAGTCCGTTGGTTACGGTCACTTCCTCACTGCCGAAGAGAAAGCCAATGGTTACATTATGATTGGTACTGATAAAGTACCATTCAAACCGGGCCAGTCACAACTCACCCCGGAGCGAGCCATGCGTCTTCTCAAGCAGGACATGAAGAAGAACGTACCGTCTACCAAAGATTGGGCTATCCCTTTCTATGCGATGCACCCAAGCACTCAGCGTGGTATCATGGACTTGACCTATAACTTAGGCAAGGCTGGTATCCAGAAGTCACCAAAAGCATACGCAGCTTTCAAGGCTGGTCGTATCACGGATGGCTTCATTGAGATGCTAGGCACCGCATCTACCGAGGGTAAGCGCAGTCCGGGCTTGCTGGTTCGTCGCGCAGAAGCGTATAACATGGCACAAAGTGAAGCAGGTGTTCCTCGTATCAGTGAGGTGGAGACGCGAGCAGACGGCTCTATGTACGTCAAGTTCGCGGGTAAGATGTCACCTGCATTCGTAAGCAAGAGCATTCACAGTCGTATCGATAAGAACGGGTGGATGCAAGTGTACCCGCCGGGTGCTGGCAAGTTAGTTGCTGGTGCCAAAGTGGGTAAGGTGAAAGTTAAGTAGTGTCATACTCAAGGGTTGTCCAACGTGTTGGACAGCCTTTTATGAATGGCATTAACTAAGGAGGTAACATGGCTGAATTACCAAGCCAGAATTGGGTAGGTGTAGCACAACGTCATTTGCCGCCTACCTTCTCTCAAGTAGCCGAAGCCGAGCGTAAGCTGGAAGCACAGCGAGAGCAGGACAAGGTTATGACCACTGCCCTTGAGAGCGAGTGGGCGCTTTATGGTGGACAACGCGCGTTAGAGCGAGCCACCACCGAGTTCGCACCTCAAGATGGCTATGAAGTTCCGCAATCCACCGTAGAAGAGTTGTCTCGCATCCACGGGTATGAGATTGCGCAGGAGATTGTGCAAGGTGTGCAGTCTCCCGCAGAGCTACAATTCCGCATGTCTAATGCACAGGCAGACAAGGATCGTGCCGAGACTCTCGCCCGTAATGGCTTCACTGGCTTCGCTGCTCAATTGGCGGCTGGTGTGCTTGACCCTGTCGGCTGGGCTGCATCCGTTGTCGCCGCACCTGTAGCTGGGGCCGTCAAGATAGGCCGCATGGGTCGCGCCTTAAAGACTGGCCTACTGGCTGCCGGAGAGAACGCCGCCCTCGAAGCAGTGCTGACCCAAGGCGACTACCAGCGTGATATTGATAATGTGCTAGTCGCTGCGGGATTCGGCATGGTGATGGGTGGCACTATCGGTGCAGCGACACGCCAGCGCGTCCGAGGCGTAGAGACGGACACGCCACGTGCAACCGTTGACGACCTTGATACCGTGATTCGCGGTGCCGACGAGTTCGACCAGTCTGCATCTCGCGCCGTCATGGAGGCAATGGAGTACGATGCGTATATGGCTGCTCGCAACTTTGAGCCGCTCAAGGCCAGAGAGGTAGACTTCGACATGGCAATCTACCAGCATACCGAAGGCTTGCGCAAGCAGGCTAACGTGCGCATGACTGCTAAGGAGAAGGGACAGCTCAAGGCGTCCATTCGTCAGGCAGAGGATGAGCTACGTGTTATGCAGGAGAGTCGTACCGCTGCTAAGGCGGAGCACGCTGCCAAGAAGGGCGCTGCCCGGAGTAAAGCCGAGGCGCTGGACACTAAGGTAGAGTTGCAGGCGATTGCCCGTCGCTTTGACGCACCTATCGCTGACGCCACCAAACGTCTTGATGAGCTTAATGCAAAGCTGGCGCAGGTGGAGAATGTGGCAATGTCCAAGGCGGAGCTTAAACGCTTCTCCAGCCTGTCACGCGATGAGCAGATCAAAGAGTTAGGTCTTGAAGTGCCGTCCCGTAAAGTGGACATGCATAGCGCCGTGCGCGAGGCGGTAGCCGCCATCCGTGCAGAGCGAACCAAGACCCCTACAGAGCTACATGCGGAAGCCGTAGCAGCACGTGAGGCAGAGGCCAAAGCGCCAGACGATTCCTTGTCGGCAGCACGTGTGGAAGGCTCAGAGATCCAAGGTGAGCAGTTCGACCTATCTGATAAGATGGAAGATCTGATGGACGACCTTGCACGTGAGGCTTATCAGTCTGATGTGCGCCCGGTATCAACCTTTGGGCTTGGCTCCGTGTCTTCTGTTATCCTCAACTCGAAGAACCCTGTATTCCGTGGCCTAGGCTTACGTCTGCTGGAGAACGCTCAAGGCGGTGCCTATCAAGGTAAGACTGCCTCAATCCTGTCTAACGTCTATGGTAACTTGATTCGCACAGCAGAACGTAACCGCTACAATGATGGCTTCTCACAGTTCATCAAGGATAACAATCTGCGCGCTATCGACTACCTGAACCCTGCCGTGACGCGAGACTTCAACAACCAAATCTACACTGCTATCGTTAAAGGCATACCAGATGATACACAGAAAGGTGTTAAGCTGGCAGCCGAAGGTATGGCTGATAAGTTGAAGAAGGCGCTTGAGATTCGTAAGCAGGCAGGCGAAGCAGGCTTCGAGGACGTCAAGGCTGCGAGTGACTATATGCCTGTGATTTACGATGGCATCAAGGTTACAGAGGCTGTGAACCGTATGGGTAGCAGTGAGGCCGTAATTTCCCTGCTGTCTAAGGGCTATCAGACTGGCAAGTACAAGCTGGGTAAGAAGGCGGCTGATGCGCTGGCTAAAGTCCAGTACATTCGCGCCTCTGACTCCACCTTGTCTAGTCGTGTGTCGTTTGACCGGGTGGTGTCTCAGCAGCAGCAGGTGCAGCTTGTCGAAGACTTGAAGAAGGCAGGTGTGCCGGATTCTATCATCGACAACTTCATCGAAGGCACAGAGTTACAGGAGATGGCGGAGTCTGTATCGAACCGAGCCAAGGCCAGCATGGGTATCAACACGCAGGCAGAGTATGGCGGCATGAAAGTACAGGACTTGCTGAACACTAACGTAGGTGAACTGGTAGAGAACTACGGCAAGGAGGCCGCAGGCGGCGCTGCACTGGCCGCAATGGGCTTCCCTACCCGTCAGTCCGTCTTGAACGCGATCGACGCAGCAGAGCGTGCTGGGCGCAATATGGCAGGGTCTGACGCCAAGGCCATCAAGCAACTTCGGGCAGAAGCGGACATGCTCCGTGATTCTGTACGAATGTTGTACGGTAACACCATCGACGCCGACCCTAACGCTGGCATCGTCAGAGGCACTCGCCGGGTGCGCGAGGTGACAGGTTTGTTACGTCTAGGTCAGATGGGCTTTGCTCAGATACCAGAGATGGCGCGAGCTATCACGAAGATGGGTCTTGGCACTGTCCTGAAATCCGTACCAGCCACCAAGTTCCTCCGGTCACGCGCCGGGAGAGAGGGTGGTACGGCGCAGGGCAGACTTCTGGAGCCAGAACTCAGGGAGATGGAGGAGCTTGTCGGGTACATAGGAGAGGACAACTGGCTTACTGGCTGGAACGTTCGTCACGATGAGTTCGGCGAGACTGCTGACAATCTTAGCCGCCTGTCTGCTGTGATAGATAATGGGCTGGCAATGGGTAGTCACATCAACACTTGGCTGTCTGGCTTCAAGGCAGTGCAGGGCGGCTCTGAGAAGATCGTCGCTCGATCAATCAATAAGCGCCTCAAGGAGCACTTGTCTGGTGGTCGTAAGCTGCCGCAGCGTGACTTGGACGAGGTAGGTCTTGACGAGGCAACCATGAAGCGTTTACAGCGTCACTTCGACGATAACCCGGCGTATGCTGATTATAATGGCGAGAGAGTTCGCATGATGAACTTCGACGCTATGGAGCCAGACCTTCGGGAAGCTGTGGGTGTGGCGGTGCGCCGTATGTCAGGTCGCCTTATCCAGCGTAACTTCATCGGGGATGAGGGTATCTGGATGAACAAATGGTGGGGCAAAGCATTGACTCAATTCAAATCATTCTCCATTGTCTCTATTGAGAAACAGTTAATTCACGATTTACGGGGTGATAAGATTCAGGCCGCTCAGATTCTGGCTTGGTCTTCCTTGTTAGGCTTCGCATCCTACGCTACTCAGATGCAGATGCAGGCAATCGGTCGCGCAGATCGAGACAAGTTCCTACGTGAGAAATTCGATACCCAAAACATGGCTATGGGTGTATTCAACAAACTGCCGCAGGTTGCAGGCTTCGGTCTGGCTGGCGATGCACTGGCGACTCTCGGCCTTATGCCGGATGCGCTTATGCAGGCTCCGGGCCGTATGGGTTTCCAGCAGCAAGGTTTTGGTGAACTCGTAGCAGGTGCGGGTGTCATTGGTGATGCCGTGGACTTCTCCAAGGCATTGGTTAAGTATGCCAACGGTGATGATGATGTATCCACTCGACAAATCGTTGACAAGATGCGTCGTCTGGTGCCACTGGCTAACACGATTGGTATTGGTCAAATGACCAAGGCCAGCGTAGACTTATTGGAGGACTGATGAGTTATACCTTTACCGAGAGGACAGCAGATGGTTCGCAGACCACTTTCTCTTTCAGCTTTGCTGGAGCAGACAAGGGTTACATTCGAGCATCTGATATCTACGTTGAAGTCGGTGATGGTAGGACTTGGCAGAGCGCCACTGGATGGCGCCTGTCAGGCACAAACCAGATCACATTCAACGTACCACCAACCAACGGTACAGTAGTTAGGATTCGTCGTGTTGTAGAGAAGAATCAGCCGTATGCTAACTTCGACCGTAATGTTATCTTGGATATGAAATCCTTGAATAACTCCTTCATCCAGCAACTTGAGTTAACTCAGGAGCTTCTAGATGGTTTCTTGCCTGATGGTTTCTACTTCAAGCAAGATATCAATGCAGGGTGGCATAACATCTACCACCTAATGCCGGGTACAGAAGATCATCATGCTGTGAACAAGGCACAGTTTGATACAGCAAATAACAACCTGCAAACGCAGATTGATGCGAACGATGCCAAGCAGACGGCATGGAACCAGCGTCAAGATGAGCAGATTGTTGGCATTATTAAGTCGTTTGACTCCAACATCTCTCATCGCACAGCACCTTGGACGTATGAGGCAGCAGGTGGTGAGACTAAAGTGTCACCTCCGTTCTTCTTCCACTCCGCACTAGTGTGGCGAGATGGTGTCTTCCAAGACGAGTTAGCAGGAGCATTCGAGATCGTTAATAACGAGATCCGACTGGCACAACCTGCATTGCGCAAGGGTGAGCGTGTCTCTGTCCTGATTGGCTCCCGCATCGCAGTGCCAGAGGTTGGTAACGTACTTCGCATGTCCTACCGCATCACCGAAGGTACAACTGTGGTAGACCTTGGGACAACTGTAGGTAATGTTGAGGTGTCCCTTGATGGTCTTCTTCAAGATGAAGACGCCTACACCTTGGGTGCTGACTATCGTACCCTTACCTTCACGGAGCCTTTACCAGAGTGTCGTATGGTGGTGAAGGCGGTCTTTGATAACAGAACTCACTTAGAGTAAGGAGGAAGCGTGGTAAACTCAGATGTTATCAACGATACGCTGAAGTGGGTTCCGGGTGCCGTAGTGACGAGCACGACCTTCTTAGGTATTAGTTGGGAGAACTGGGTTTACATATTAACCGCAATCTACACTATGTTGCAGATTGGCGATTGGGTATGGAACCGAGTTACCAAATGGAGGGAGAAGCGTGGCAGTAAATAACCGACATGCGGCAAGTGAAGATGATGTAGGTATTCTTCACAACGCTATTACCAAGATGTTCAACAAGAAGGCACAGGCAATCCTTGATGCTATCGAGGACGACCCTGATGCTGCCATTGGCCTTGTCTCAGGCAAGGATGTAGGTGCGATGTGTAAGTGGGTGCTGGATAACGGCATCACTGCTACACCTGCCGCACAGCAAGAAGAGAGCAAGCTGTCCAAGCGACTGGCTGCACTCAAGGCTGCATCGCAAGGCAAGGTCATTAACTTTACTGACGTTAAGGAGGCTTAATGGCAAAGGCAAGGGAGTCCCAAGCGGAAGCCCTTGCCCGTTGGGAGATGTTGCGAGAGCTACAGCAGACGTTTCCCTATACGGTGCAGGGCTTACTGTCGTTCGCTCAGGTGGTAATCAATACGTTAATCACTGGCAATCCAGACCTGAACCGAGTACAAGCCGATATCCTCAAGTTCCTGTTTGCAGGAAACAAGTATCGGATGGTAGAAGCGCAGCGTGGTCAGGCCAAGACCACTATCGCTGCAATCTATGCGGTGTTCCGTATCATTCACGAACCGCACAAACGTATCATGATCGTATCACAGACAGCCAAGCGTGCCGAGGAAATCGCTGGTTGGGTGATTAAGATCTTCCGTGGGTTGGACTTCCTTGAGTTCATGCTCCCCGATATCTACGCAGGCGACAAGGCTTCGATCAAAGGCTTTGAGATTCACTATACCTTACGTGGAAGTGACAAGTCTCCGTCTGTCGCTTGCTACTCTATCGAAGCAGGTATGCAGGGTGCACGTGCAGATATCATTCTGGCTGACGACGTTGAGTCGTTGCAGAATAGCCGTACCGCAGCAGGCCGTGCATTGCTGGAGGACTTGACCAAAGAGTTCGAATCCATAAACCAATTCGGCGATATCATCTACCTAGGGACGCCGCAGAGCGTTAACTCCATCTACAACAACCTCCCGGCGCGTGGCTACCAGATTCGTATCTGGCCAGGTCGCTATCCTACGCTGGAGCAAGAGGCCTGCTATGGAGACTTCTTGGCACCGATGATTCGCCAAGACATGATCGACAATCCGGGTCTTCGCTCAGGGTACGGCATTGACGGTACTCAGGGTGCACCAACTTGCCCGGAGATGTACGACGATGAGAAGCTGATTGAGAAGGAGATCTCGCAGGGTACGGCTAAGTTCCAGCTACAGTTCATGCTGAACACCCGCCTGATGGATGCAGACCGCTACCCGTTACGCCTGAACAACCTGATCATGATGAGCTTCGGCACTGATGTAGTCCCGGAGATGCCGACTTGGAGTAACGACTCGATGAACCTTATCGGCGATGCACCGCGCTTCGGCAACAAGCCCACGGACTACCTGTACCGCCCTGTGGCCCGCCCGTATGAGTGGCGACCGATTCAGCGCCGCGTCATGTATATTGACCCGGCAGGTGGCGGTAAGAACGGTGACGAAACTGGCGTAGCTATCGTCTTCCTGCTGGGGACGTTCATCTACGTCTATAAATGCTTCGGTGTGCCGGGTGGGTACTCGGATAGTGCCCTCAGTCGCATTGTGCGCGAAGCAAAGGCCGCAGAGGTAAAAGAGGTCTTCATAGAGAAGAACTTCGGTCACGGTGCGTTTGAGGCGGTAATTAAGCCATACTTCGAACGTGAGTGGCCTGCCGAGTTGAAAGAGGACTATGCGCATGGTCAGAAGGAGGTTCGTATCATCGAGACACTGGAGCCGCTGTTCTCTGCTCACCGCATCATCTTCAACGCGGAGATGATCAAGCAGGACATAGACAGCATCCAGCACTACCCGCTCGAAACCCGGATGAGCTACAGCCTGTTCGGTCAAATCTCGAACATCACTCTGGAGAAAGGTTGCCTACGTCACGACGACCGCCTAGACGCGCTGTACGGCGCTATACGGCAATTAACTTCTCAGATAGACTATGACGAGGTTAACCGGATAAATCGGCTCAGAGCGCAGGAGATGCGCGATTATCTGGATATGATGCACGACCCTCGGAGACGCCGGGAGTTCTTTACCGGGCAAGACCACGGCTATCGCCCTCGGACTAATACGAGCGATGCCAGAATCCAGTCCGTGTGGGGTAAATCGGTGCGCCCTAAAACCCGTTCTCGAAATACACTTTCTTCAAGAATTTCAAGGACTTGGTAATTAGGGGACACTATAGAAGGAAGGCCGAGGAAGAAAGGAAATTATAGGTAGTCATAGGAAGTCCTAGGACGTATAGGTACGCCTTAGTGGGAGGGTACTCCAGTACCCGACCTTTATTCTTTTCTTTCTCTTTATTATACTTATCTAAAGGAGGATCAATGTCTAATGCTGTCCATCCTAACACTTATGACCTGATGCCATTAACGGGCAAGACCAGTCGTAAGCAGGAGAAGCCTATTAGTCTGGCCTTGATGGTTCCGGTAATGCCAGAGTCGGAGCACATCGAAGAACGTGTTGACGTCGTGAATGACGCAACCAAATCTGGTAAGCAGAAGGGTGCGCTGGTCTTAGACTTCCACCACAACCTGTACATCGCAACTGGCGGCAAGCCTGATTCTGATTGGATCAAACTACGCCGCGACAACATCATCGTTCCAGCATAAGGAGGTAATACATGGCTAAGTATGGCGACGAATCTACTGTAACTGGTGGGGCTTTCCGTGTTCGTATCCGTCCGACCGTAGCGACTGCACTGCCGCTGCCGATCGTGACCGAAGTTGAGATCAAGAGCACCAAAGCTGCCGTGAACATGGCGAAACTGTCTGGTAAGCAGAAAGGTGCTATGGTCTGCGTAGACAAAGGTGGCGACGACTTGTACATCGCAGTGGCTACTGGCAGCGAGCCAGCAGACCCGTGGTTTGCACTGGCTAACGAATCATTGAAAGTAACCCCGGTTTGATAAGGAGGCAACAATGGCATTAGGAATCACTGGTCAGCGCCAGAAGAACAAACTCGCCACTGTTGCCATTGACACCCTACCAACTGTCTCAGCCTCTGAGATTCTAAAGCCAGGCTCCTTGATTAACCGCAGGGATCTGTCAGGCAAGACAGAAGGTGCAATGGTACTGGTAACAGACGGCCCGAACAAGGGTATCTACGTGGCACTGGACGACACCCGTGATGGTCACTGGATGTACCTGCATGGTGTATCGACCGAAGGTGAGGTTGGACGCGACACGGTACGTGAGATTGACGACATGGTTGACGTCGAGTTAGGTGGGGCATTCTACACTCACTTCTCGCTGGCGGATACGCGGATTGATACAAAGGTTATTGAGACTCCGGTGTTGCTGCTTGATGGCAGCTATGCATACCGTTGCCGCATGACCTTTGACTTTAACTGTACTCGCCTGTCTTCCTCTACTGACACTGAAATCTCCTTCACGCTAAACCTCGTAGGGGAGACTGGCTTGTCTGGTCAATACTATCCGGTAGACCATGCAACGTTTACCGCATGGGTGAATACAGGTGTCGTCTTTGGTCACATCGACTCTAAGACAGCAACCACGAACAACGTCCCTGTTCGCATTCACATTGCCGAAGGTACTGGTTCTTCGTTCAACTTTAGCTTCTCGCTGGAGTGGACGTCTACTGATCAAATTGCAGAGGGCTAATAATGCTGAATAAATACTTTAAGCGTAGTGAATTTGCTTGCCGTTGCGGTTGCGGCACCTCAACCGTAGATGCTGAACTGTTACAGGTTGTCACCGATGTGCGCGAACACTTCGGTATGCCTGTGGTTGTGAACTCAGGGCATCGCTGTGCCAAGCACAATGCCAACGTAGGCGGGGCCAAGAACTCCGTCCACATGACGGGTAAGGCTGCCGATATTCATGTCAAAGGACTTGCTCCTTCTCAGGTTGCCTTCTATCTGGAGCAGAAGTACCCGAACAAGTACGGTATCGGGCGCTATGCCAACTTCACTCATATCGACGTGCGTGATGGGAAGGCTCGCTGGAATGGTTGAGTGCGTAGCTTGGTGCGAGAAGATGGTAGCGCAAGCTGCCGAGTCCGGTAATTACACTGACTGGCAGAACTACACTACCTTGTTAGAACAATGGAAAGGGAGAGCATCTCGATGAAGTTCCTGAAAAGCAAGAAGGTGGTGGCCGCACTTGTCGGCCTAGTGGTGGCACTTGTCTCCGTTGGCCTCGGCGTAGACCTTGGTGCTGGCACTGGCGATGCAGTGACAAGTGTTATCTGCCAAGCAGTAAGCTGTGAGTAAACTTCTGGAAATCCTAGCAGGTCTTCTCGGCCTGCTCTTGGACGCAAAGAAGAAGCATGAGCAGAAGGAGGCGCAAAGTGAAGCGAATCATGTTAGCGACAATCCTGCTGATTGGTTCGCTGATCACTTCCGGGTGCAGTCAGGTGTCACCAAGTCAGAACAGGGTGATGCCGACTAAGCCTACGCTGACGGCAGTGTACGAAGTGGACGATAAGGTCTGCTTTAGCAAGCCGGATGCTACACAACTTGGGCTGTACATTTTATCGCTAGAACGCGGTTACAAATAATACATAGCTTTATGTATCAATCACCTACGATTTAGGTGACACTATAGAAGAGGTAGAGTGGCGATCGTTTGGTCGCCCTTTACTCAAGGTGCTCATGGTGGGCGCTTTAAGTAAAGGAGGTGTAATTTGCTCACAAGACTAGCAGCAGCCCTAGTCCGCCTGCTACGTGGAGGGACTTTAGAGGACGCTCTTTACTACAACACCCCGGAGATGTTTGGGGCAAAAGGTGACGGTGTTACTGATGATACCGCAGCTATGCAAAGGGCAATCAATGCCAGTGAAGGTTTCACTCTTGAGCTACGTCAGAATAAGTCGTACCGTTGCAAGAACCTTGTGATACCTCATGCTATGACAATCCGTGCAGGCGGTCGTCGTCAGAATGGTAAGATTGTGCCTTATGGTAACTCAGGTGACTTTGTTCACAGCGGTGACTTCATCAAGATAACTTCTAACCAAACCGTCACTTTCTTCAACGTAACAATAGATGCACGTGGCGTCAATCTTACTAAGGTTGATGGTCAGAGGTTGAATGGTTTAGTCCAGACAGATAACACTTCTGGTGTTTATACGTCAGGATTCCAGCTTTATAACTGCAACGTATCCGGTTTCTCCGGTCTGAACATCGTAGGTGGCAAGAGTCGTAGCTTTGGCATCATCAAGGATACGCAGTGCGAATCTGCCGATCTGACTTGCATTCGCATAAATGGTGTAGACTGGCGAATCGACCACACTTACGTTGGACGCTCAGGAACTGGTAATGGTATTGAGGTGCTAGGTGAGAGTAACACAGTCACCCACTGTGACTCTTACTTTAATGCAAGAAGCGGAATCGTATACATTCAGGAGACAGGCAAGGCATTCTTTAAGGCCATAGCTAATACGGTTAACTCAAATGGA